ATAACTTGGCTAGCAATAGCTGGCTCAGTTAAAAAGAATGTGGACAAATGAGAGTCTTGAGTAAGACCAGCATGCCAATTCATGTTTGTTATTTGTAATGGACTAATTTGCATTTTGTTTTTGTTATATTAAATTAATAATTGTTCTTTTTTATAATAAACCTTTATCTAAGGCTTGTCTAAAGGCACTAAAGTTGCCTGAAGATTTTTCAGATCCAAATCCATCAGATTGACCTGATTTTAATTTAGACCTTCCATCTTTAAAGTTAGATAACTTACTTGCTAACTCAGAGTTAACTTTGGTCTTAACTTGTCTTTCTAATTTACTTAAGTCCCAATCATTCATTGCTAAATAAGCATACATGAATTGAGCATTAGTATTAGTTTCATTATGCTTTTGTAATCCTGTTTTACCAGTCTTATCAGGTTTCATAATAAAGTCCCAAAGATTGTCTTTCATTTTAGGAGTTAATTTAAACCCTTGAATTTCTTCTTTAGCATACAAGTCAGCTTTGAAATCTTCATATTGTTTCTTAGCTACAGCCTTTTGTTCAGCTTCATACTTTTTTTGAGATTCTACCAATTGATCTTGGTAGCTTTTCTCATAGTTTTGTAATTTACCTAAAGCACTCTTAGCTTTCTTTTCTAAAATACCAGAAACTTCATATGTATCTAAAGTTTCTTCTATTTCTTCCATATCTTCTCCTTGTGCCTTTAAGTATTCTCTTAATACAATTTTTTGAGTAGTGTCAGTGTCTATTTCAAAATCACTCCAAGTTACTTCATTGTAATATGCATTAATAAAATCTTTAGGATTACCTCCTGCTTCAACAAATTCTACTAACTTGTGAACATCATCTGGTAAACTATTTTTGTAGTTTTCCACTTCTCGTTCAACAGTAGAACTCATTAGTTTTTTTAAACCATCTTCAGAATCTTCAAAAGTTTCTTCATCATAGTCTACTAAACCTTTATCTCCTAACCAACTTGCAAATACTTTGAGAGAAGAACCCTCTTCAGTAGTTTCTTGTTTAGATTCAACCTTAGCAACTTCTTTAGTTTCTTTGGTTTCTTCTTTAGGTAGATCTTTAACAACTTCTTTAGTTTCATCAACTTGAGGTGTTACATCTTCTAGTTCTGGAACTAGTGGTTGTGCTACTGAATTGTTTTCTTGAAAATCACTAGAGAACTCATCATTAAACTGCATTTCTAGACCTTCACCAAATGGTGTGTCAAGAATATTAAATTCTTTTTTTTCCTTACTCATTTTTTTGCCTTATTAGTAATATACTATAAATATAACTGTTTTGGTTATTGTTTGCAAATACAAAAAGTTACATAACCAGATAACTTTTGATAGCTTTAATGTTATTTTATTACTTACCTGTTTTTTGAAAATAGTTTAAAATATTATTTTGATACTCAGTAGATTGATTAGAAGGTAGTGTTGAAAATTGTCCATTTTTATACAACTGATTAAATGCAGGTGAATTAGAATGACCTGTTGAAGAATTAAAAATTTCAAATCCACCACCAGGAAGTTGTTTTGTATAACTATACAAAGTATCATTTGTACCATTAGGATAATGTTCAATTTGCATTCCTCTGTTTAAAAATGATTGTCCATTGTACAATGTATTATCATTTCTTACAGTTGTAGATAATAAATTATTATTTGCACCTTTTTTACCACCATCGTCAAATCTTTGAATTCCTCCGTATTTATACTCTTCATAATTTCTCATCATTGGAGCAACTTCTTTATAATGTTCTGCAAAATATTCAGCATCTTCAGCTCTTGAAAATTTAAAATCTTCAGAACTAGGAGTTTTACCATCAACAAGTTTTAAATTCTTATCACCTTTATCTTGCAATAAAGGGACAGCATATTCATCCATTGAAGTCATATAATGAGTACCTGTACCTTTAGGAGTCATACCAGTTTTAGGATTAGGACTAACCATTCTTAATGCAGCAGGATTTCCATAATGAGCTTCAGTAGCTATTTTAGATTTCATCATTCCTGTCATTCCATCAGACTTACCTCCATCTTTAAATTTTTGATAACTAGTGTTATAATCATTTACCATATCACGATAAGACATGTCAGGGTTAGCCTTTCTGTAAGACTTCATCAAATCCATTCTTTCTTTTATTGGTAACTTATTATACATTTTTATTTATATTAAAAGTATTGTTTTTACATAATCTAACATCATTACTATTGTAATGTTTTATCATACCATTTTCTTCAAGTGCTACAACAAATATTGTATTTTCATGTGGACCATAATCCATTATAAATAATACTTGACCATCTCCATGTGGAGTTATTACCCAAAGTATTTGTTTTACTTCATGAATTAATGACATCTATTATCCTTTTAATTCATGATCAAATAATCTCATTGCAATCTTATCTTCACCAAATGCTTCTAATTGATCAACTAAGTTTTGTACTTTACCTAATTCTTCTTGTTGTTCAGTTAAGAATTTCATAGCTAACTGATATAACAAATGATTGCCATACTTCATAGCATGTGATGCTAACTCATTACATTGTTGTGTAACCATTATCTCATGTGCATATGATTGTTTAATAACATCAGGTAAACCTGTAAATGTTTGAGGTGGTTCTTTTAATGCTGGAGTCTTAGGTGTAATACCCATATCTAATAAGAAAGACTTAGCCCAACCTGCGTGAACCATTTCTCCTTCTGCATCTTTTTCCCAAACTGCTGCTGCACCTAAATACCCATGGTCATTTAACCACATTGACATTGCAGTGTAAAATCTAGAAGAATATTCTTCTTGTTCAATTCTAAAGTTTAATATGTCAATACATTCCTTACTTACAAAAGGATTTGTTTTTGCTGCTGGAGGTGTTAATTTTAAACTACTCATTATTTTTTAGGTGTTTTAGGTTTATTTGGATTTTTTTGAGGTCCTCTAATACCTCTCATTTTTTGTTTTGTTTCTTCACTCATTTTTGTTCCAAGCATTCTTTTTCTACATGCTTCTTTATAATCTTTTCCAAATTTTATTCCTTTTGTTGCTTGATTACCTTTATTTGCTAATCCTATTTTTCTTTTATGTTCTTCTGAACAAGGTTTTTTAATTTTACCTTTATTTCCAATAGATATTTTATTTTTATGTTCTTCAGATAATTTATAAGCAATTCTACCACCTCCACCTGGAGCAAGATTATAACCTATATTAGAATGTGTTGAATTATATAATTGAATATAATGTATTTCTAATTCATCTGTTAGTTTTATATTAAAATTTCCTTCTGTAATTATTTCAAATTTAAAATTTTCTTTACCGTATTTTTTAACAGCTCTTTTAAAATATTTTCCACCACCAATATAAGATTTAGATTTACCATTAAATTGCCCTATATAAATTTTATTATTTATAAGATTTGTAGTTTTATAAATTATCATTTTTTAGGTTTATTTTTAATTTTTAGTCGTTCAATTTCAAGTTTATTTTTCATTTCTTTTTCTTTAAGTTCAGCTTGACGCTTTTGAATAAGTTCTTGAGATTTGTTTTGCGTACGAATAGCTTCAATTTTTTTATTTTCAAGCTCATTTTTGAGCTTCATTTCTTTATCTTTCAATGCAATTTGAGCTTCATGTTTAGATTTATCATTACCAATCTTAGATTGTTCTAAGAACATTCTAGATGACATCTCCTGTTGTTTTATTGCATTAGCTGCAATCTCTGAAGGATCTGGTATACCATTATCATTAAGGTCAATATCTTGTTGTTTATTATATACAGCAATCTCAGCAACTTGTATTCTAGTTTCATTGTTTTGTTCAGCAATATATCTTTCTTGATCAAGTTTAAGATGTTCAAATTCAACTTGTTCAGCATGCATTTGTTGTTGCATTTGCTCAACCTGCATTTGATGTTCTTGTTGAGATTTTTGAGATTCAGCTTGACGTTTATAAAATTCTTCTTCTTTACGTTGTAATAATCTAACTATATCTCTAGGTGAATCATTCATCAATGTTTCAACTATTGCAGATAAATCTACTTTTTCAGATTGTAAAGCTACCTGAACTAATTGATCTAACTTAGCTTTTAATTCAAGATCTTTAGTATTGTTAGTTACAAATACACTAAATTCTGAATTTTCAAATTCATTTTCATCTAGTCTTAATAACTCAATTGCCATATCATCTAAAACATACTGAGCAACTAATCCTTTTTTATAAGCAATCTTAGCTACTTCAATAACTGCAGTATATGCTCTACGTTTAACTTCAGTATGAGCTTCATACAAATATTCAGTAATTAAAGAAGATTGATTAACAGATCTTTCTACATTACCAACTAATTCAGAGTTATTAATAGCACCTAATCTTTGTGGAGTAACTCCAGATACAAATGCTACTTGTGCTTTGATATAATCTAGCATGTTAATATACTGCTGGATAGATTGACTAAGACTTAAGTCTATTGCTTGGAACTGATTAAACTTATTAGCTAATTGTCCAGTAGCAGCACCTTTTTTTCCTTCTTCAAAACTATTAATAAAAGCAATATTCATTTCTTTTAAATAGTATAACCATCTATCCATGTCAATACCATGACTTGCAGGTATTTGAGCTAAGTCCATTATAAACTTCTTACCTTGATCAGAAGCAAATGCTATCTCTAATCTGTAAGATATAATATCATATAAATATTGATAAGGTTTTAACCTGTCAATTAAACTAACTGATTGAGAGTTAGTTGCTTCATATATAAATCCTGTATAACCTAATCTACAGAAATAAGGATTATCTAATCTACGTCTTTGATTAGGTTTAGGTTTAATATCTGTAAAAATATCTAATCCTATTTTAACACCTTCCCAAGCTTCATTAATCCAATACCATTCTACTTTAGCATCTGGAAAAGCTTCTTTAAATACTCTTGTACTAAATAACTCATCAACTATTTCTGATTGTAGAGTTCCATCTTCATCAGTCCAAGTTAATTCACCAATCTTTTTCATTGATTTCCATTCAACTCTTGTAACTCTAATAGAATAGTTATTACTATTATTTCCATTATAAGCATTAGTAGGAGTAATTCCTGCAAAAGCATTCTGTCCATTAACTACATCAAATTGAGGTTCAAATCCACCTGCAGTATTAAAAGAACCAAAGGTTCCTCTTGTATAATTTTCTAATTTGTCAACATCATCTTTAGAAAGAATATCACCATATTCATCTAATATAGTATTGATAGCTAACATTCTTTCTTCAACTACTGCAATAGCATCATCAATAAAAGTTGTGTCACCATCTAAGATAACTGTTAAGTTAACAGGGTTAACTCTACGCATAGCTACTTCAGCATTCTCAATACCTACCCAATAAACTTCTTCTCCTGCAATTAATGCATCTTTCCAACCTTGAGAAAATAACAATCTTGTATTAAGTCTTTTCTTTAATACTTTAAGTATTTTGTTAGCTTTAGATTCAATTATATCTGAAGGAGTATGTTTTTCATGTTTAAGTATTTCTTCAGGTGGTGGCGGGGGATTTTCTGGATCAGCATTAGGATCTATTTGATAAGCCAAACCTTCTTGTAAAGCTTGAAATATTTTTTGCTTAACTCCTGCTGTTTTACGATTAATATCTTCTGGAGATTCAGATACTACAATATGATTATCTGGTCTTTTAGTTTCTTCACCTATTAATAATCTAATTGGTTCTGACACTATATCATAATGTTGAAACCTAGCAGAGAATGTACTAGAAGTATTAACTCCTAATGGATCACATATAGTTTCAATATCTTTATGGTTTACTTTACCATTGTATAAATCATAGTTAATTAACTTTCTAAATCTATCAGATCTTAAGTTACTACCATTGGTATATCTATAGTTTGAATAATAATTAATACAAGACTTACCCCATTCTTTGTCTTTACTAGACATAGGTAATTTTTGTTGAGGTAAATTCTGACCACCTAGATTGGCATATATATCTTGACTCATTAGTTTTTGCTTGGATTAAATTGGGATTGAGAATTCCTCCTGTTAAATATAAGGTTTTTTTGGTAAAGTCTTTCTAAGAAATCACCAGACGTTGTTTTCATATCTAATAGCTCTTCTACGTGTATTCTGTGTAGTTCGTATGTTTGCAGTACGCATAGCATAACTGCAATAACTCTATCAGTGTTAATATCTCTGTCATATGCTATTAATTCTTTAAGTAAAGGTATTGATTTAATTGTTTGAAATCTACATACTTTAGTTCCTTCTGTTTCACCACTAACTTCTTCATATAACCACTTTTTAAGATATAACTCACATTGATCTTTAATACCACTTGCTCCATTAGTACCTCTATTCATATGAATACCATAACCTCTTTGTACTCTAGAATCTTTAACCATATCTCTAATAATA